GGACAAATTCTCCATCATAGTTGGATTTGAAACCTACATCAAAAGGGCAGAGAGATCTGGCAGACTATCAGGATGGAATGTGACCACTGAAGGATTCATCAATCCAAAAGACATGGCCAATTCAAACGTGAAAGCAATCATCACCATCTACAGAAAGGACTGGGATCAACCATTTGTCCATGAAGTATGGTTTGGTGAATATGCCCAAAAAAGAAAGGATGGGACCCTCAATCAATTCTGGAAAGACAAACCATTGACCATGATCAAAAAGGTGGCAATGGCACAGGGATTCAGATTGTGTTTTTCTGATGAACTGGGAGGGATGCCCTACACACAAGAGGAGATGTCAACCATGCAGGATGCCCAGGTCATAGAGACCAAACCACTCCAGGCAGTGATCCAGGATCCTGTACAGGAGAAGTCAAAAAAGGTGGCGAAACCAGACCCAAAAAAACCAAATAAAATCACCCAGGATGCCTTGGATGAATTGGAGAAGGATCTCCAAAATATTCTGGTGGTGATCCATTTGGCCACATCCATTGTTGACCTTAAAAATATCTATCATAGTAATCCAAATTTTCACAACAACAATGACTTTTTGGAGAATTTGACATTGAGAAGGAAGACACTGGAAGGAATGGAAAAGGAACACATCATCCAGGCAGAACAATCTGGAACCATTGATCAACACATGGACCAGGAGATCAAATCTGTAAAAATATCAGATCATGACCAGGACCCCTATTGATAAACAGAAGAGGACCATCAAATCCAAATTCAAAACACTGCAGAGATTCATCATCATCACAGGACTGGACCCTAAAAAAGCCCAGTCCTATTTTGCAGGGAGGATGGCCCAGGATGATGTTGATGACTTTCAATTGACAATTCAGACTTTGATCAAAGAAACAAAATCAAATCATGACCTATCCATCATTGATGACACCACCAGGATGTCAATATGGAGGATGATCAAATGGCATTACAGGACTTTGAAATCATTCTCTATTGAATATCCAGAATTTCCTCAATCTTATTTGACCAGAATATTCAATGGAAAGAAGATAAGAAGGGATCAGAGATTCAATGATTTGCTCCAGGTGGCCATGACTTTGGGGACTGGTAAAAAGATAAAGCAAAATTCAACCAAATATCATGGGGAAGGTTAACCAAAATTCAACCAAAATGATGGAAGAGGACCAACCAAAAAAACACTCCAGGACAAAGGCTCCTGCCTTCCAATTTTACGCAATGGATTGGTTGACAGATCCTTCTTTGAGACTCTGCAGTCCAGAAACCAGAGGAGTTTGGATAGACATTCTATGTTGGATGTGGCTATCATCAGAGGTCGGATTTATGATGGTGAATGGAAATAATTTGACACCAGATCAGATCAAAAAATATCTCGGAATGGATTCCAAAAAGTGGTCAAGGATATGGTCTGAATTGACTGGTTTTGGAATCATCAGACAGGACCCATCTGGGAGATTCTATTCAAAGAGAATGGTTGAAGATGAAAGGATTAGAGAGATTAGAAAGGCCTGTGGAATCATGGGAGGCAACCCAACAATAAAGAAAAACTCAAAGGATTTGGTTAACCAAAAGTCCAACCAAAATCCAACCCCTTCATCTTCATCTTCATCTTCATCTTCAATTAATAAAAAAAATATAATTAAAAAAAAGAATCATGAATTGATTGAACTCATTGAAAAAAATTGTCCCAACCTTTCAAAGATGAAGAGTCCACTGACATTTGACCAGGCAGTCAACCTGGAGATGACCTATGGAATGGATGAGACAAAGGAGATCCTTTTGAACATGGAAAACTATAAGAAAATCAACAACTACACATCAGTCCATCTGACATCTTTGAACTGGTTAAAAAGAAAAAAAAATGACTCTCAAAAAAATATACAAAACACAGGTAATTCAAAACAATCATTCACTGATAAATTGCGTAACTTCTAAAAATAGGGAGATCATTCTGGCCACCCAGGCAATGAGAGTGAGGCAGGTGGATCCTTCTGATGATGAACCCATCAAACAGGTCCTTAGATACATTTTCACACTCATTGGACTCAAGGCAGACAACATCCCAGATGATGTCCAGAAGGCAGTCCTGATAAACTACATCAGACAGGATTTGTCCAACTATGGCCTGGAGGAATTTAAAATTGCATTCCATAGGCTCATCAATGGAGAACTGGGCATGGATGCCACCCATTATCAAAATTTCTCATCACTCTACCTGGGTCAAGTCATGAGGGCCTATCATGATAACATAAGGACTCTGGCATTGAGGGAATTTACACAGGCCAGAGATGAGCAGGAAAAAAAAGAAGCAAAAAAAACACCAGAGGAGATAAAAAAAGGTCAAATTGAATTCATTGAAGAGACCATCCTTTTTGCCTGGAGATACTTTCACAGAACAGGATCCATCACCTTTGGAATCTGCCCATATAAAATCATTTACAAATGTCTGGTGGAGGATATTAAACTATTTGAGGCTCCCACCGAATTAAAAAAAAATATCTATAATCAGGCATTTGATATCATAAAAATCCAGATGGATAGAAAAAATCAGAATTGGGAAACCATCAATGATGCCAGATCATTCAGAAAAATTCATCAACAAATTCAGGAATGTGGTTTGGAAAATATTTGCAAAAATGACATTGTATCAAAATGTTATGAATTAACTATCAACCACTATTTCAAAAAATTTAAAGAGGACCAAGTGGATGTGGAACAGATCATCAAAGACTATATTCTCACACTATAAAAAAAAACAAGTAAATTCACACCAACATGAACAAAGTCATAATAATTGGGAACATTGGATCCCTACAGATCAAAACATTTGACCAACAAAAAAAGGTCTGCAACTTCTCAATTGCAGTCTCTGAAAACTACAAAGACAGGAATGGTGACAAACAAAAGATCACAGAATGGTTTTCATGTACTGCCTGGGACACCACTGCAAATTTCATGGAAAAATACTGCCATAAGGGATCAAAAGTGATGGTGGAAGGCAAAATCAGAACCAGAACATGGACCAACAATGATGGACAGGAAGTCAAAGTCCAGGAGATCCAGGTGGAAAAAATGGAACTACTCACTGCAAAAAATCCAGATCATGATGGAACAGGAATGGATCATTGATGTGATTGATCAAGAGGAAGGACCCAGATCCATCCAATTCATAGGAACACAGGATGACTTGGATCAATTCATCCAGGAATATGTCAAAAAAAAGGTGGATGAATCAATCAACTTCAAAATCATTGGAATCATTAACAAGTCAGAAACTCTTTTGGAATTCAGAACCTTAGACCTGGGCATCACCACCTGGTTGAGTTTTATTGACCATGACCATGAAGATCCTATCATCAAAATCACTGATGTGTTTAACAATCATTCCTGTTTTGCACTACTTTCAACCTGCATCAATCTTATCCCACCAAAGGATCAATCCAGGATATTAGCAGGAATCAGAGTCCCAGATCAACCATCCAGATTCTACATAAAAAAAGACATTTTAAAAAATTACATGGAAAACATACAAAAATTAAAATTATGACAAATCTAAAAATCAAATTTGGAATCATCCTGGCACTTCCATTTTACTTTGGAATTTCTTTGGTGGTCATCATTCTGGCATCAATCATTTGGATTTTGGCAAAGATTCTCAAAATAGTAGGATTCCTGGATGGGATGAACTATTTGCTTGGTAAAACAAAAGAAAAAATCAACCACATGAAATGGATGAAGTCCCTCCACCCACATGATAGGGAGACACTTAAAAAATCAAAAAAATGAGCATAAAGAACAATCAAAATATCACCAACCTGCAGAATGGAATAAATTTCATCAATCAACAAATTGCTCAATTTTCATCACTCATCTTCACAATGCAACAACAATTGAAGGAATTTGAGGAAAACAAAAAAAGAATGGAGATGGAAATTGATGAGAATATAAAAGGCAGAAAATGATTGCAACCATTCTCAAATCAATACTTATTATTTGGATCATCTCCTTTGGAGTCTTTGCCTTCCTCATTGCAAATTATGAGGTCAAAGAGAGAAAAAAAAACAACAAAAAATGAATCCTATTAATACTCTCAATCAGATCATTGATGATCTGCAAATAAATTGGGCAAATGACACAGATGTCTCACTCAATGAATTTCACTGGAGGTGGCAGATGATAGAACAGGCCAGGGGCCAAATGATCAGATCAATGGAACTCCTTTGTGATCTCATTGATTTGGATGGGGAAATTGATGAGAATGATTAGAAATTGGTAAATTTGAACAAATGAAGACTGAAAAAAAAACCACAAAGAGATCCCTGGATGACAAAATAAAATTGTCCCAGAAGATCTGCCAACTCTATGAACTTGGTGGTGTGACTCTGGAGTCCTGTTGTGGTGAACTGGGAGTCACTGCCAGAACCTTTTGGAACTGGTGTGCAGATGTTTCCGAAATTGCAGAACTATTCAAAAAGGCCAAAGATGCCCACTCCAGAGTGGAGAAGGAAGGAATCAGGGAGAAAGCCTCCACTGGACTTCAAAGATTAGTGGAAGGATTCTGGGTGGAGGAGGAAGAGGTGGAGGAGATCTTCAATAAAAAGAATGAATTGGTGGGGAAGAGGGTGAAAAAACGGAAAAAATACATCTCACCAAATGCCACTGCCATCATTTTTGCCCTGAAAAATAGTGATCCAGTCCACTGGAATGAAGATCTTACCATGGACTTTGGAGGAGAAGAACAGGTCTTCAAAATAGGTGACCAAACAATCAAATTCAAGTGATGAAAAACACACACAACCAATCATTGGGATGGAACTGGACAGGTCCCAAATTTAAAATCCAATTGACATTGACCATCTGGATATTGATTTCCATTATCATTGGATCAATCCAGATGGTTTCCTGGATCCTGGATGGCCTGTGGTGGATCATCAACAATATCACATGAGTGGAGTCCTATTTGAACCACATCCCAAACAGAAGGAATTCATTGATGCAGTCTTCTCTGGAAGATTCAGACACCTACTATTTGGAGGCGCAGCAGGTGGAGGGAAGTCCTATGTCTCACTGGCCACACTTATTCTGTTGGCCAAAGTCTATCCAAATTCAAAGTCATTTGTGATCAGAGAGTCTTTGCCATCTCTGAAGAGGACCACCATCCATTCATTTTTTAAACTATGCCCAAAAATCTTCATCAAGTCATTTAACCAGACAGACCAGGTGGTGAGATTTCGAAATGGATCATCACTCACTTTTTTTCCAGAAAACTATGTCCAGGATAAAAATCTCACCAGATTTGATGGAATTGAGGCAAACTTCTTTTTGATTGAGGAAGGACAGGAATGCCAGAGGAAGACCTTTGAAAAATGCAAATTGAGGGCAGGAAGACACATCATCCCTGGGATGGACAGACAACCAATGCCCATCATCATGGTGACCTGCAACCCATCCCAGAACTGGACCAAAGAAGTATTCCATGAACCATCCATCAAAGGTGAACTGCCATCAGATCACTACTACCTGCAGTCATTGATGGTTGACAATCCATCTCTTCCAGATACTTACCTGGAAGGACTGGCCAACATTGATGAGATGACCAGGGAGATCTTTGTCAAAGGCAACTGGGACATCATGGATGTGGAGAGACCCTTTGCCTATGCCTTCCAAAAAAATAGGAATGTCAGACCTGGACTTCAGATCAAAAAGGGTGAACCCATCATCCTGTCATTTGACTTCAATGTGGATCCCATCACCTGCCTGGCAGGTCAATCCTATGGTGGATCAATTAAGATATTGAAGGAATTCAGATTGAGAAATTCAGACATTTATGCTCTATGTGAGGCCATCCTGGTGACCTTTGGGAGGCATATCTTCCAGGTGACTGGTGATGCCAGTGGATCCAATAGATCTGCAATGACCCAAGGATCCATGAACTACTACCAGATCATCAAATCACAATTGGATCTTCCAAAGTCATCATTCAAAGTCCCCAACATCAATCCATCCATAAAGAATTCCAGAGTCCTGGTGAACTCCATTTTGGAGAGACATCCAGAATTTGCAATTGACTCATCATGTCAATGGTTGATCAATGATCTGCAGTCAGTCCAGACTGATGGCCAGGGTGACATTGACAAATCAAAAGACAAACACTCCACCCATCTGTTGGATTGTTTCAGATACTTCCTTTGGACATACCATCATGACTTCATTAAATTCATCAAATGACTATATTTGAACCAAAACAGACAAAGAGATGAGATTCTGGAAACCAAAACCAAAGGGAACATCCTCCACAACAATGGACAGGAAGATCCCCATGACAAAGATCTACACTGATAAAAATGGTGTGTCATGGTATGAATACAACAACCCACTGACTATTCCTGCAAAGAGAGCCATTTCAGCAGAGGTGGCCACCAGATTTGCAGACATGAACCTGACCAGACATCAAATGATCAGACTTATCCAGGAGATGAAGAGGAATGCCAATGAGGGAAAGATTGTGGATTTATTCCATCTTTTGGCAGAGGTGGAATTCAGGATCAACTACCTGGGTGAAGAGGAGACTCTTTTGGAACTTGCAACCATTTACTTTGTGATTGATGGTGAGGATGAGACAGGAATGGATGAGATGTCAAAAAAGAAAAAAAGAGACTTATTGAAGTCTGATGAGGAGGCCCTCTCTTTTTTTTTGGAAAGGGCCTGGAAACTCACAACCAAGTTTTCAGAGTCCTCCGAATACGCTATAGCAGAATATTTGAAGATCAACCAGGTCAACATAGAAAAACTCAACCACTCTATTCACAAATTGAAATCAACAGATATATTGATGACATAAACTTTTTGAACCAACTGGTTTGTGATTCCAAGCCATCAGAGATGAAGGTCATGGAGTCCCTATCTGTTGATGAATACTACCAGACCATTTCCACATGGATGAAGATCATTGATGAGAAAAACAAGTCAGTGGAGAAGATCAAAGGAAGTGACAATGGTCAGGGAGGAACAAATAGGAGGATGTCATCCACATAAAAAAACAAAGACCAGAAGATGGCAGTCAAAAACATTCTATTCAGAATCCAGGCAGACACTGCCTCTTTGAAATCAGAACTTGGAAAGGTCCAGTCAGAACTTTCTAAGATCCAGGGAGAGGCTAAAAAGACAGGAGGAATTCTGTCCAATTTTGGCAACACAATCAAAGGAGCAGCAGCAACATTTGGGGCAATTGCATTGACAGATGTTTTGGTCAACTTTGGAAAGGGATCCATCAAGGCAGCAGCAGATTTTGAAGCCCTCAAAATATCCTTCACCACATTCCTTGGATCTGCCCAGGAGGCAGAGAAGGTCCTGGCAGATCTGGAAAAATTCTCTGTGGCCACACCCTTCACTCCTGAACAGGTACAGAATGCAGGGAAGGCACTTTTGGCATTTGGTGAGGATGCAGACAAACTCACCACTACTCTTCAAAGAATTGGTGACATCTCTGCAGGAACAGGGAAGGACTTCAATGAATTGACAATCATCTATGGGAAGGCCAGGGTGGCAGGGACTCTCTATGCAGAGGACATCAATCAACTTACAGAGGCAGGAGTCCCAATTTTAGGAGTCTTTGCAGAACAACTGGGAGTGAATGTTGACCAGGTCAAAAAACTTGGGAGTGAGGGCAAAATCTCATTTTCAAACCTGGAGGAGGCCTTCAAAACTTTGACCACTGAAGGTGGGAAGTTTGCAGGTCTAACTGATGCCCTCTCACAATCATTCACTGGAAGGGTCTCCACATTGCAGGGGAATGTGAGTGCATTGCAGAGATCCATTGGAGAGGCTCTTCTACCTGCAGCAGAAGTCCTCATTGATGTTTTGTCTGGACTGGTGGAAGCCCTTCAGAATCTGCCCACATTTGTGGATCAAAACAGGGTGGCCATTGGTATAGTCACAGGAGCAGTGATCCTCTACACAGGGGCAATGTTCAAAGCCACACAAGCAACCATTATCAACACCACATCCACTGCCCTCAATGCAGCAGGAAAGAGAGTCTGGGCAATTTTGCAAACTGGAATGGTTTTCATTCAGAATCTATTCACTGCAGCCACAACCAGGGGAACCATTGCCCAGAGAAGGAATGCAGTGGCCACACTATCTGCAGCAGCAGCCCAGAAGGTATGGAATTTCGCAATCAAATCAAATCCTTTGGGATTATTACTTGGACTTTTGGCCACAGGAATTGCACTCCTTACTGATTGGGGTGATGCCACTGGTGAGATAGCAGATTCCACAGAACAATGGACCCTATCCAATGAGGAACTCATAGACTCCCAGGAAGCAGTCAAAAACTTCACTGCCCAGACTGCAGAGTCTTTGGCAAAAGAGGACACAGAACTCAAAAAATTATTTGCTACTTTAAAGAAAACCAATGCAGGATCCAAAGAGAGGAATGATCTGATACAAGAGATAAATTCAAAATATGGGGCCACTCTCAAAAATATCTCTGATGAGAAAAAATTTGTAGAACAATTAGATTTTGCCTACAAACAGGTGATGGTGTCATTGAAGGCAAAGATCCTCCTTCAGTCACAGGAGAAGACCCTGGCCACACTCTATGAACAACAGGCCAACCTTATAGGCAAGGCAAGTGAGAATGCAGTGAATGGCATCACCAAACAACTTCTCACCCTCAAAGGTGGAGGCATAACACTTGGAAATTCATTTGACCAGGCATTGAAAAATTTGCCAGAGACATCCAGACAAGTCTTTGACAAATTAACACTGGACCAACAGGCCAACATCAGAAAAAATTTCACTGGTTTAGGCAAAGCAGTGGAGGAGGAATTCAAATCATCTGGAGAGAAGGCAAAGGTGGCAGTCTCTGATGCCTTCAGTGGTGTGAAGGTACAGGTCCCATTGGAGATCCAACAGAAGGAACAACAACAGGCTCTTTTGTCCAGTGAGAATATTGAAAGGATTCAAAAAGGTGGGGCAGCATTTGATGCAACTTCAAATCAACTTGCAGAAACAAATAGAGCCATTGAGAAGGTAGAAGATGCCTGGAAAAAAGCCACAGAGGAGATCAACAAAAATAGACCAAAGGGAGCCCCAATTGACACAAAGGCAATTCAGGAGGCAGCCAACCTACTTTTGAATTTGCAGAGGGAATTGGAGGATCTTAATTTGGAGATCCAAACTCAACCAATATCATTCTCCAAAATAGTGGATCTGGAATCTGCCAAAAAACAATTGGATGATTTGCAAACCCTCCAACAGGAGAAGATCAAAACTGACATCACCAGAAGGAAGGCAGACCTGGCATCAGAGGGAAAACTCACAAAGTCAGCGACTAATGAACTTGACAAAATTCAGCAGAAACAATTGGAGAAGTCACAGAATGAGACCAACCAGAAAAAAATCAAACTGGATGAAGAGTATAGGAACAGAAAACAGGAGGCAGATGCAGAGGCAGCACAGATCCAACTGGAGACAGAATTGACTTTTTTGGAGCAGAGTGCTGAAGACCTGGAGAATTTGGAGTCAGATCTTCAGGATAAATTATCAAAGGCCAAATCCAAAAAGAAGAGGGCAGCCATTGAGCAGGATATTAGAGAAAATATTAATGCCCAGATTCAAAATATTCGAGATCAGGAGAAGGTGCAGATCACACAAATAGAGAAGGAAAGGGATTTGGCCCTTCTCAATGAGGAACTTTTGCAGGAGGAGAGACTTAATATCATTGCCCAGGCAGAATTGGACATCCTTAAAATCAAACAGGATGCCCAGGACAAAGCCAATGGAATCACCAAAAAGGGGGCAGAACTGGAGACTGACGCATCAGACAAAAAAAATCAGGAGATTCTACAGGGCATTGAAGATGTCACAAAGGCCACCATTGATCTGATCAACCAGGTCATTGATGCCAGGATCAAAGAGACAGAGGTGGCAATCAATGGGCAGGAAAAAAGAGTGGAGAGGGCAAAAGCAATTGCAGAGAAAGGAAATGCAGAGATT